GCTTATGACTGGCAAAGAGCCAGTAGATACCAACGGGGTAGTATCTCACAACTATTGTTCGTTTTAACCCGTTGACTTGCAAAGCGCATAAACGACTGTGGTGTGTCACCTTACTCAGGGCTTGGCACCACTAGATGGTCACTGACTAAATGAAAGTTGGGTATGACTTTTTTAACCTGTTGCAGCAACAGTTGTTTAGATAACCCAGGACTCCTCATATTGATTGCTTAAGCAATCAATATGGGGAGTCTAAAAGAATCAAGGCCGTTCCGGACTTGAACCTCGCATTTAAGTTGTAAGTCGAAGGGTTTGTATGGAACTACGTAACGATCCGTTGTTTACTCGCCACCCAGAAAGTTTATGATAGATCCAATTACATTGTTAGCATTAGGTTATGCCGGTGCTGTAGTAGCCAAGCTATGGGGTATTTCTAAATTGAAATATCCTACTGCTCCGGTTACAACAGTTGCCAGGTATAGTCCACCACCACCAATAAGGAATTCAGGAAGAGTCGACCCAACTCCAACTGAATTCCTTGACGGACTTGATGATACAGAGTGTACGCCTCAAGAATGCTCACAGGCACCAAAAGTAGCAGGAAAATGGGCAAGAATGGCTAGAACTTTCTTGCACATTGATCAACATGATTTGGCAACAGACATGATGATCAAAGACTGGGTGATAGCCGAGATGCGAAAACAGAACTACCGGGAGTCTGTTATTTGCACTTTAATACCGTATGTATTAAAGTACTCCTATCTACCTACCCGGGACGAGATAGCAGCTCGTGAGCAGACTATGTCTGATGGGTACCGCGCGCGCTATCGCACTCGTAGGCAACTATGGAAATTCTCTCCAGGATGGGATGAGTGGTTATCTGTTCCTTATTTATTTAAGGAAGAGATAATCCCTGACCGTCGGTGAGGAGGCCTATACGTGAAATTATCTAGGATTTCGGCTGTATCCTTAGCCCCGAATCATCCTAGATTAACAGTGAAATATCGCTGGCCTCGCAAAATAAGGAAACAACGAGTTGTGTATGATTTCTTTGAACACAGGAATGTTGTAGACTACAATGTTTATGAAACCAATATACACTCAATAGAACGTGCTGCCAAGGAAAGGTTGTTTTATGTGTCTGATGGAAATGGTGGATTTCAAGCCCCACCAGCTCCTTCAAACAACAACATTTTCAATGTGCGCCTTGCAGCAGTGGAACAGCATTTCAGAAGACATGTTCAATATACCTCCCCGTTAACTCAAGATAACTTCCTGAGGGCTTACGTTGGACGTAGAAGAACTGTTTATGAAAACGCATTTGCATCACTGCTCAAGTCACCTGTGCACAAGAGTGACACTACTATTAAATTTTTCATGAAAGTGGAGAAAATAAATTTTAGTGCCAAACCCAACTCTGTGCCCAGAGGGATTTCACCTAGAGATCCCAGGTACCACGTTTCTCTCGGTCCGTTCATAAAGCGTATCGAACACCCTGTCTATGGGATAATAGACGATCTATTTGGGGCTTCTACTGTAATGAAAGGTAAGAACATGCTACAAAGAGGAAAAGTTTTGCTAGACCACTGGAATTCCTTCGATGATCCTGTTGCTGTCGGTCTTGATGCGTCAAGATTTGATCAACATGTTTCACTTGAAGGACTACGATGGGAACACAAACTGTACAAACTTTTCTTCTGTCGCAAAGCTACTATCACTAAATTACTAAAATGGCAATTGCGAAATAGAGGCAGAGCTCATGCACCTGATGGAACACTGAAGTTCACTATTGATGGTAAGCGCATGTCTGGAGACATGAATACCGCATTAGGAAACGTGCTTCAAATGTGTTCTATGTTGTATGCGTTCTGCATTCACGCAACACTTTCAAAATTTAGAGCTGTGAATGATGGTGATGATTGTGTTCTCATCCTGGAAAGGAAGGAGTTACATAAGATTCATGATCTTCCACAATTTTTCCTAGATTTTGGATTTACCATGAAGCAGGAGCCCCCAGTTGACGTATTTGAGAAAATTGTTTTTTGTCAAGCTCAACCAATCAGACTATCACTTACTGACTGTGTCATGGTTCGTGATAATCTAGTTGCGTTTGCAAAAGACTCTATTTCTACCAAACCACTAAACAGCGAACATTTAGCTAAACGTTGGTCACGAGCTATAGGTTTGTGTGGTTTGTCGTTAACAGCAGGCGTACCTATCGCGCAAGAGTTTTATACTGCACACATACGGAGTGCCGGCGATGTACGAGAACTAATTCATGACCCAACCCAGGAAACGGGGATGGCGAGATTAGCTGTTGGAATGAGTCACCGCAAATATGTTGAACCTACTCAGTTTAGTAGGTATTCATACTGGCGGGCTTTTGGAATTGCTCCAGCAACGCAAAAAGCACTGGAAAATAGATTAAAGGAAGTGGACATTGATTACAAACTGAGCCAGACCAACTATGGCCAGTTGTTATTTATATAAATGACCACAAGAATAGGGACATCTAACAAAACTAGAAAAGATAAAATATGTGGGTTAATCGCGAAAAAGTTAATTTAAAATAAAGGAGCCAATGATAGGGGTATCATGCTGCCGATAAAAAATAAACGATTATGGCCACCACAAATAATAGATGTAAGCGGAATTCAACGTTATTCTCCCGAGATTTTGGCAATGGGGTTGACAGGTGTTATGGACCAAAACTATTACTTTAGTGCTATCAAGAATGCCAAGAGACTGCACGGCTCCCCCAGTAATGGTTTCCTGTCGATGTACAGTCCCCGTGTTATAGGGTATCCCATACTATGACAAACAAAACTAAAACTAAAGCGAGATTGAACAACTCTGCAAAACCCAAAGCGAAAGCTAAGGCTACCCCATTTGCAGATGTTGGTTCAATCGTTGGTAAACAAGTAGGAAGTTTCTTCAAAATGCCTGGTTTACAGGGCGTAGGAAAATGGTTAGGATCAGGAATCGGTTCAATTTTTGGATCTGGAGATTATCAAATTGTAGGGGAACAACCCAAGTATAATTTGTTAATGAACAACCAGATACCAAAATTTTCTACCACTGATCGTACTAACATAGTCTGCCATCGTGAATACCTTGGTGACATTTTAGGTACCGCCGCCTTCAATAACATCACCTACCCTCTGAACCCAGGCATGTCGCAAACATTCCCTTGGTTATCAACTATTGCGCAAAACTACCAAGAGTACCGGTTTCATGGACTCATATTTGAATTTCGACCGCTCATCACTGACTTCGTCACAAGTGGAGCACCCGGTGTTATGGTTATGGCAACAAATTACAATGCTGATGCCTTAGCCTATACATCCAGAATTCAAATGGAAAACAGCGAATATGCTGTTTCAGTGAAACCAACTCGCGACTTAATACATGGTGTTGAATGTAATTCATCACAAACAGTTTTGAATCAACTTTACGTCAGAACAAGTGTCCCTCCTGTTGGGCAAGATTTAAGAATGTACGATTTGGGGTTAACTCAAATCGCTACTCAATCTAATCCTGTTCAAAACCTTGGAGAATTATGGGTATCTTACTGCGTAGAATTTTTCAAACCTATTATTCCTAGTGATCTCGGAGCTGGTGTGTCTTATTGGCACGCCGGTAGATCCTCTTTCAGTTCAGCTAACCCATTGGGAACTATTGGAGTTAATGTTAGCAGTAACTTTACTGTTGCTGTTACACCTACTTCTCTCACATGGGTGGCTGTTTCTGGCCAAAAGTATTTGATCAACATAAACTGGGGAGGTTCCGTTGCTGGTGTTGCTACTTATCCTGGCATTACATTTACGAATGCTAGTGCAACTGGAAATTACAACAACCAGGGAACTCCTTATGAATATGGTCCAAACGGTGGAATCACTGCTAAGAATATGTATAATTCATTTTTGGTAGTTGCCAATACAACCTATGCCGGTCAAACAATTACAGTAACGTTTGACGGCACAGGCGTTTATCCAACCGGAAGTACAACCATCGACATTGTCGTTGCTGAGGTTGATACATCCGCCACCTAAACAAGCAAAAGTGGTGCCGGCACTATAAAAGGGCATCTAGGGGTCTGAGTGTAGTAGACAACGGTAACACCTATCCGGTTACGGGATTGAGTGGAAACCAGAACCTTGCAGAGCTAAGCAGCAAATGTGTTTCATGTAGTGAATCACTGGGCGCTGTCTAAAACCAACATATA